TTAGCATCTGACGTAATAGTAGATGAAGCTGAAATGGTTGATGGACTTTTAAAAATAAAATTAGGTGTTAAAAATCCTGAAGTTTTAGAAGGTAAAAAAATTAAAGTAAAATAATGATACCTTACACACCATGTGAAAATGATTGGTTATCTAAATCCAATCTTTTAATTCTTCACCCATAACTTCAGAAGCAATATTAACTTTTTTGCGGAGGGCTTTGACGATTTTTTCATCGACAGTGTCTTCCGCAATAATATCTATATAAGTCATATTTTTAGTTTGACCTATACGATCAATACGAGCTTCTGATTGTTGACGTTTTTCAAGATCATAACCATTAGAATAATAGATCATAGTAGAAGCTCCAGTTAATGTAATACCATAACCACCTGTTTGAGGAGTTCCTACAATAAATCTAACTGGACTATTTGGATCTTGTATTTTTTTAATTGCTTTTTGTCTGTCATCTTGCTTAGTGTCTCCATAATAAGTAACTACTGTATTGTCACCGTATTCTTTTTTAATAGCTTTAACAATGCTTTCTATATCATATCTATAATGAGCCCATATAACAGCCTTACCTTCAATTTCATTTAACACATCTAATAATTCATCTATTCTACTATTTTTAATAGTTTGAATTTCTCCATCGTCAGATTTAAAATGCCCACATGTAATTTGATGTAGTCTCATTAACTGAGTAAGTACGGTGCTTGTGGTAATTAATTTTCCATTAAGTTCTGCTAATGCAACTTGTTTCATTTGATTGTATACTTTTCTTTGTTCTGGAGTTAATTGAACAACACGTTTCATAAATGTTTTAGGTGGTAAATCTAAACAATCATCTTTTAATATTCTAAAAGAAAATGGTTTTATTTTATCAGATAGTTCTCCTAAATTTTTATAACTAGCAACTACTTGGACAGAACGAGTACCTAAGTTTATTGTTTTTAAAACAGCATACCTTGTTTTAAACCCATAATAAGATTGGTGGTCTAATAAATAAGGATCTAAAAAATAACATTGTGTAAATAAATCTAAAGGTGATTTAGTTACAGGTGATCCTGTAAGTATTCTTTTATATTTAACATTTTTACCTAAACCAATAATGTTTTTAGTTCTTAATGCTTCTGGGTTTTTAATGGTAGTTGATTCATCTATTGCCATTAATGTTTTGTGACAAGATAAAAACTTTTCAGCGAATTGAGTTCCTTTTTTAGTAGACAAAGCTTCTACGTTCATAATTAAAATATGAAGATCTTCTCCTGATTCAAATAAAGTATTTAATTCTTTTTCTTGTTTTTGATTAATTACAGCTTGCCATAAGACTACTTTTTTATCTATTCGTTCAGGCATGTGTGTAGGTATTTCCGAATCAAACCAGTTTTTATAAACTCCTTTAGGAGCAATAATTAATGCACCATTAATGAATCCTTTATCATAAAGCATTGATATATTATCAATAAGAACCTTAGATTTACCTGTTCCCATCTCCATAAAATAGGCAAATACTTTTTTATCCCAAGACATTTCTAATGCTTTTAACTGATGCCCAAAAGGCTTAGTTTTAAATTTATAATTCATAGTTCTTTCTAGTTGACAAATATTATCAGAAAGACTATAAGCTGTCAAGAAATATGGAAGACAAAATAGTATATGTAGTTCAAGACGTTCCAGGCAGTCGTGCCGGTATGCCTAAAATTAATATTATTGGTGCTGCCCAATTTGGTAAATTAAAAGTATTATTACCAGAAAATGCACAAATAATTTTAAGCTCAGGACCTGTAGTCTTTAAATTAAAAAGATTATTAAAAGATTATAAACCGACAGATTTTTTGTTACTCACAGGTGACCCTGCAATAATTGGACTTGCATGTTCCATTGTTTCGGATTATACTAATGGAAGATATAATCTTCTTAAATGGGATAAACAGGAAAGAAGATATTATCCAATAGAAATAAACTTAAACCAGAAAGAAGAAAACAATGTCGAAGATAAACTACGAGACTGATAGAGTAGACTCTGTCACACAGATTGATTCGGCTAAAGCCTTATCAGATAAAGTTATTGATCTTAGAAATTTAGAAGATCAAATTATTGCGTCAGAAGCGCATACAAGTTCTTTAAAAGAAAAAGCTCGCATCTTATCAAGCATAGAAATACCTGCTATGATGCAAGAAATGAATATTACAAAATTAAAGCTAAAAGATGGTGCATCGGTTGAAGTAAAACCGTTTTATAGTGCTACTATCACTCCTGAAAATCAGGATAAAGCTTTTGAATGGCTTCGTAACAATGGCTTAGGTGATGTTATTAAAAATGACGTTACTGTTACCTTTGGTCAGGGCGAAGATAACAAGGCGGTGCAATATGCCGTCCTTGCACGAGGTCAGGGATATGAACCCGTCCAGAAAGTTGGCGTTCATTCTCAGACACTCAAAGCGGTTGTCAGAGAGCGTGTCGAAGCTGGACTAGACATGCCCTCTGATTTATTTAAAACGTATGTGGGTAACCAGACAAAAATAACTAGGAGACAATAGATGATAGAAACAGGAACAGAGAAGCAAGTAGTAAAGAAGACTGTGCATTTACCTTCTGCAACATTGTTTGAAGCAGATGCACAAGTAGGTTTTGAGAACGTAGATCAATCAAGTGTTGCTTTACCAATCTTAAAACTTTTACAAAATGGTTCAGGAGAAGCACAAAAACGTAATGCAAGTTATGTTGATGGTGCAGAACCTGGAATGTTTTTAAATACAGTTACTAAAAAACTGTATGACGGTGAGAAAGGCATAAAAGTTATACCTTGTCACTATAGACTAGAGTATCAAGAATGGTCTGACTTTGGAACAGGTTCAGGAAGACCTGAGAAAATATATCCAGGGTCAAGTGATATAATTAGTAAAACCACAAAGGATGCTACAGGTAAAGATAGGCTCCCTAATGGAAATTATATCCAAAAGACGGCTCAACACTTTGTGTTGATTCTTGACGGTCCATCAGTAGAAACTGCATTAATTTCTATGTATTCATCACAAGGTAAGATTTCCAGAAAATGGAATTCTATGATGATGAGTATTACTATGCAGGGCAAAAATGGAGCATTTACTCCGCCACCATTTAGCCACACTTATTTGGTATCGTCTGTTTTAAATTCAGGTAAAGGAAATCAATGGTATGGATTTAATATCCAAAAAATTGGTCCTGTTGAAGATAAAGCAGTATACGAAAGAGCTAAACAATTCTATGAAGCCTGCAAAAGAGGTGATGGAGTTGCAAACGGTTCTTAACTAGAGGCAGGGTGGTAGAAATACCACCCTTTTAAAATGGTAGACAAGTTTATAGAAATATTTAAAGGATTAGAAATTGCTTATGGTCAATATATTCCTACTAAGGAATATGATCAAAGAGGCAAGCAAAAAGGTAAACCTTTTACAGTCAGGAAACCTGTAACTCATGAACTTTGGCAAAAACATTTAGAAGGAGCTGAACCTGCATTAGGTATTATACCTATTAATGATAAGAATTTATGTAGATGGGGTTGTATAGATATAGACAAATATAGTTTTAACCACAAAGAATTTGTAGAGAAAATAAGACAAAAGAAATTACCTTTAATTGTATGTAGATCAAAATCTGGAGGAGCTCATGTATTTTTATTTAGTTCTGACTGGATAGATGCAGCTTTAATGAGACATAAATTAAAAAAGATGTCTGCTGTATTAGGTGTAGCAGGTTCTGAAATATTTCCTAAACAAGATTTTATATTAATTGAGCGTGGTGATTTAGGTAGTTTTTTAAATCTTCCTTATCATGGTGGAGACAATAGTTTACGTTATGCTTTTAAAGATAATGGAGAAGCAGCTTCATTAGAAGAATTTTACAAATTATATGATGAACATAAAACAAGTAAAGATTTATTAGAAAAACTAGAATTTATTGAACCAAAAATAGAGACAAAAGAAAGTAAAATAATTAAAGATGACTTTCATGAAGGACCACCTTGTTTACAAATATTAAGTAAAAATAAAATACAAGAAGGGGGTCGTAATAATGCTTTATATAATATTGGTGTTTATCTAAAAAAATCTGTTGAGAAATGGGAGACTAAACTAATGGAATACAATATTAAATATATTGAGCCACCATTAGAACATGGTGAAGTTAATAATGTAATTAAATCTATTGCAAATAAAGATTACCAATATAAATGTAAAGACCAACCTATATGTGATTTTTGTGATCCTGTAACTTGTGCTACAAGAAAATTTGGTATTGGAACGGGCGTACTAATGCCAGAACTATCTAATCTTAGAATATATACTTCTGAACCTCCTATTTGGTTTGTAAGTGTAGATGGTAAAACAGTCTGTGTTAATTCTAAAATATTAAGAAACTATGATTTATTTGATGAAGCATGTATGGAACAAATTAGAGTTAAACTTCCATCAGTTCCTAAACCTGTTTGGAATCAAAAGATAAGTGAATTATTTGATGGTAATATTGAAACTAGTGAAGCACCTGAAGCTTTAAAATTAGATAATCAATTAAGAGATCATTTAGAAAACTTTACTACAGATAGGGCTGCTGGTAAGTCTAAAAATGATTTATTAAGGGGTGCTTGTTGGACAGATGAAGGAAAAACATATTTTAGATACAAAGATTTTTGGAATTATCTTACAAGAACTAAATCTTGGAGTATGGAAAGAAATGCTACTTTACATAAATTAGAGAAAGTATTTAAAGCTAAAGAAGATGTAATTAAAATAGGTGGTAAATCATTAAAAGTGACAGTAATGAAAGAACTATCATCTATTAAACCAGATACAACTTTACCAGAAATAGAGAAACCCCCTTATGTTTAAAAGGACAATTATACCTGGTCCTCCTGGAACAGGTAAAACATATAGATTGGTTAACCATTATATGAAAATGGAAAAAGAAATTTATGATACTCCATTAAATAGAATTGGTTTTTTTACATTTAGTAAAAAAGGAATTGAAGTTGCAGTAGGTAGAGTTACTAAGTTTTTTAATGTTCAAAATGAAGATGATTTAAAATACTTTTGCACCTTACATGCTTTAGGCAAAAGAGAGTGTGGTATTGATACTAAGACTCAGTTATTACAGGGTGAAAAATGGGATTTGTTTAGAGATTATATTGGAGGTATTGCAAGAGATATTAATTTTGAATCTTATGTTAGCCCAGAAGGTATTGTTAAATATAATAGTGATTATGTTAAGGTATGGAATCTTGCTAGATCTAAGATGATAAGTTTACATGCTCAGTTTATGTTAAGAGAACATACTAAAGATATCAGTTTTTCCAAATTAGAGTATTTATATAGCGGTTTATTAAAATTTAAGAAAGAAAAGAAAATGTTTGATTTTATGGATATGATTTCTTTATTTGTAGAAAAGAATATTTGTCCACCATTAGAGGCAGTGTTTTTAGATGAGGCACAAGATTTAAACAATCTACAATGGAAAATGTTTCATCATATAGAATCTAATGTTAAACGATCTTATATTGCAGGTGATGATGATCAAGCCATTATGGAGTTTCAAGGTGCTAACCCTCATCATTTTGTATATTTATGTAAGGATAAGGATACTACAGTAGATAATAATTTAAATAAATCACAACGAGTTCCTGCAAAAGTATTTGATTTGGCTAATAGAGTGATTAAAACTATTGGTCATAACAATAGAGTACAAAAAGAATGGTCACCAGCAGATAGAGAAGGAAATATACAATTCGTAGCATCTTATGATCAAATAGATTATTCGAAAGGTAAATTTTTATTATTGACTAGAACAAACAACATGTTGTTACCTTTTAAAGATTTTTTTGAAGATAAAGGTTACTTTTATTATGCAAAAAATGAGTATGAAAATCAAAGACTTATTCCTAATTCTTTACTTAAAGCTATAAATTGTTGGAAAGAATTGAGTGAAGGTAGATCTTTACCAGTCAAACTTATTTTAGAAATGTATAAATATATTAGTGTCAAAGGTGGTGGTATCAAACGTAAGTTTAAAGGTGGTAAATCTTTTGAAAAATTAGAACAGGAAATTTTTAATATGGAAGAATTAAGATCTCATCATGGTCTGCAAGCGACAGGAAACTGGCAGCAAGTGTTTGATACCTTGACTGATAGACAGGTTTCATATATCGAAGCAATGATTAAGAATGGAGAGAATTTAAATTTGAAAGAAGAACCAAGAATAAGGTTATCAACTATACATGGAGCAAAAGGTGATGAGTGTGATAATGTTATTTTATCTTTGGAATTAGATACAAGAAGCTATGAAGCTTATTTAAAAAATAGAGATCCAGAAACAAGATTAATGTATACAGGTATGACAAGAACAAGACAGAATCTTTATTTAGTATCAACCTTAGGAGCTCCGCAATACGATATATGACAAATAAAACTTTTTTTAAACAAGTGGGTGGTTCACATTATAAGAAAATGAAAATACAGCCATCTAAATTTATTAATGATAATAATTTACCTTTTGCTGAAGGTAATGCTATTAAATATATATGCAGACATAAGTTGAAAGGTAAAAGAGAAGACATAATGAAAGCTATACATTATTTAGAAATGATACTGGAAAGAGATTATAATGTTTCAGATTGAAACTGAGTGGATTTGTCCTGAAAATTTTCCAAACTTAAAAGGTTATAGTCATGTGGCAATTGACTTAGAAACTAAAGATCCAGAATTAAAGTCAAAAGGTTCTGGTGCTATTAGAGGAGAAGGAAACATTGTAGGTATCGCTGTAGCCGTAGATGGTTGGTCTGCATATTATCCAATAGCACATGAAGGTGGTGGAAATTTAGATAAAAATAAAGTTATGTCTTGGATTAAAGAAGTTTGTTCACTTCCTAATACAAAAATATTCCATAATGCAATGTATGACGTATGTTGGTTAAAAGCAGCCGGTGTTAAAATTAACGGAACTATTTTAGATACTATGGTGATGGCCTCACTAATTGATGAAAATAGATTATGGTACACATTAAACAGTGTTGCGTTTGATAAATTAAAAGAAGTTAAAAATGAAACAGCTTTAAAGGCAGCTGCGGATACTTGGGGAATTGATGCTAAATCTGAAATGTATAAACTTCCTGCGATGTATGTTGGATCTTATGCTGAAAAAGACGCTGAATTAACTTTAAAATTATATAAAGTATTACAAAAAGAAATGGAAGATCAAAAGCTGGAAAGTATATTTAAGTTAGAAACAGAGCTATTTCCTTGTCTTATTGATATGAAATTTAAAGGTGTAAGAGTCGATATAGAGCGAGCAAACAAACTAAAGCAGCAGCTGTTGTCACAAGAACAAGGCATACTAGCAGAAATAAAAAAGC